GCCCAAGTCATCGAAGAGAGCGGCATCGATGATGCTGAGCTATCGTCGCTTACTCCGGCTGACGTCGACAGGATCACTGCTCTGTGGGAAGCCTACGTGGTTGGGACGCTGCTGCCGTTCCTTGCGGTGTCTATGTCCGCTGCTTCTGAGGAGACCGCACAAGCGCTCATATCTGTGATCGGAGATCAGCCGTTCCTCAATGAGCCGTTGGACACCCAGCGGTATATGGCGCAGGCGAAGAATCGTCTTGTCGGCATTGGAAATGATCTGTGGTTTCATGCACGAGCAGCAATCGCTGAAGGTCTTGCCGCTGGAGAATCGATTCCGGACATAGCTACTCGGGTACGTGCCGCTGCTGGGGTCACAGAGCCACGGGCGCGGGTCATTGCACGGACCGAGAGCCACGGCGCGAGGAACACCGTGAACGCTGCGAGTGTACGGCGTGCCGCAAGTGCTTTCGGACGTTCTAGTGCGTTCTCGCGACGCTGGCAGGCTGCGAATGACGAACGCACTCGGGAGACGCATCGTGACGCAGATGGGCAGACGGTTGGGCTGAACGAACCCTTCACCGTTGGACGTGCGTCGCTTGACTTCCCCGGCGACCCTTCGGGGCCGCCGGAAGAAGTGATCAACTGCCGATGCACCACGATCACGATCATTGACACCGAAGCGCTCAACTTCGGAGCTTCTGTAAGCACGCTGTCATTGAACGCCGCCGCATACCAAGAGGAAGATGAAGCCATGCCCTGGAGCATCGTAGAGGGTGATTCGCGCTGCAACGCTGGTGAGTTCGCAGTGGTCAAAGATGATGACAACGAGCTTGAAGGATGTCACGAAACGCGCGAAGATGCGGAAACGCAGGTAGCAGCACTAAACGCCGCTGAAGCTGACGGCGGAGAATCATCGAACGAGCTTCCCGAGATCATGCGCAACACGGTCCCGTGGTCCGGTGTCCTGGTCGTTGAAGGCACGCCTACGGGCGATGGTCGGCAGTTTGCGAGCGGAGCGCTTACGTGGCCGTCTCTGGGAGATACCGATTCGCTAGAAATTCCTCTCGGGTGGATGTACGAGCGGTCCCACGGAGGGATGTCGACGGACAAGGTTGTGAACGTCGGACGTATCGACACGATTACCCGTCAGGGAAACGAGCTGCACGGCACTGGTGTGCTCAACCTGGATACGGAGTGGGGCCGCCGCGCTGCTGAGCAGATGGGTACGCGGAATAACCCAGGGTTCCTGGCAGGGGTGTCGATCGATGCTGACGATCCGGAGGACCCGCGAGGACTAGAGGTTGAATACGTCTTCCCGGACGAATGCGCATTGAGCGATGACGGTTTGCCTGATCTCGACGCCACTTATGTTGACGGCGACGGGATGGATATTCAGTGCATGATGCCGGAACTGGAAATCTACCACTCGGGCAGGATTCGCGCCGCAACGCTCGTTGACATTCCGGCATACGTCGAAGCACGGCTGTATCTGGACGAGCCTGTTCCGGAGGGAACGCCGGTTGAATCGGAAGCCGTGGATATGCCCGTGGTCGCTTCGAGTTTCACGATGGAGATTCCGGACCTTCCGCCGGTCGAGTGGTTCGATGAACCGAAAGATGAGCCAGACATCGGTGCGATCACCGTTACCGATGAGGGCCGATTTTTCGGCTACCTTGCACCGAAACACGTAGCTCACCGGGGCATTCGGGACAAGCGCGTCACGGTGCCTATGGGAAACGTGGACTACGGAATTTGGATGAACCGAGTCACGCTGGCAGATGACGGTAAAGGTGGGTTCTCCAGAGTGGCAACGGGACCGATCACGATGGATTGCGGGCATGCGTCTGCATCTCCTCGCGTAGTCGGCGCAGCGCGTCGAGAACACTACGACAATTCGTGCTCTGTCGTGGCGACTGTCCGCGTAGGGGAGAACGACAGAGGCGTATGGATTGCTGGCGCAGTGCTGCCTGACGTGACTCCCGATCAAATCCGCCGGATGATGGCGTGTCAGTTGTCGGGCGACTGGGGTCCGCACCGAGAGCATCCGGGGAAGCGTGAGCTTGCCGGAGCACTGCTGGTTCCGGTCCCTGGATTCCCGAAGCGTTCCGGGTCGTTCATGTCGATGCGTCAAGGACAGATCACCGGGGTTCGGGTACCGCTTCGGTTCGGGCGCGTCGTAGCCGAGGCTCCCAGACGGGCGTTCGGCGCTGACGCCGCTGCCGAGCGCATCGCTGCGTCTATTGGACGCGATCGAGCATCACGAGTACACAACTTCGCGTCTCAGCGCGTGAAGTCATAGGGAGAGGTGAAGCACGTGGGATGCAACTGCGGGAGCAAGAAAAAAGGAACGATCAATCACTTTTCAACCGAACAGCAAGCAGCTATCGCACGTCAACGAGGCGGAGTCGTGACCACGGCTCGATCCCGACAGACGCCCGCTGCGCCTGCGAAGGCCGAAACAAACCAGGATTAGTTGTCGATACGGAGGTTTTCTCGAAAGAAAGCCTTCGAATCGATGTATGATCCGAGTATCTACTCGAATACATAGAGGGATGACATGCCGAAAAACAGTGGAGGCGGGTTCGACCTGCCAGACGACCCCAAAGAGCTGAGTGCTCGACTGGCGGAGATGAACGACGCTGAGCTGTCGGAGCTGTTGACGAAGCTGGGCGACGCCTTCGACGACAAGTACGGCGACGGCACCGGGTTGACGGATGAAGCGCTGACCGAACTGGAAGCCCTCGGTAACCAGATCAAAACCGCTCAGGAGGTCACGGAAACGCGCGAAACGGAGCGTCAGGAACGCGACCGCCGAGCCGCCGAACTCCGGAACTCTGTGCGGCCAGCAGCCGACGCAGACGCACAGGCGGACGCAGACGAGAATGCCGGAGATGATGAGCAGCCGGAGACTTCCGAAAACGTTCGGGAGCCCGTAGCAGCAGCGTCAGACGCTCCGCTTGTGGCAGCGATGCACGCCATGTCGGAGACGGCACAGACCATGCAGGCATTCGCTGCGGATTATCTGAAGCCAAGCACCGACCTGAACCAGCGCCTCCGCCTGGGAGAGATCGCCAAGTACGCTCCAGACGCAGGAGTGCACGAAGAGCGCTCGGAAGCTGTGCTCATCGCTTCCGCTGATGTTCCCGGGTTCACGCAGGGAGGTCGAGTCGAGAACATTCATGCGCTGGCAAAGGCCATGCACAACCGCGCTCGGATGCTGCCGGTCTCGAAAACCGGAGACCCGAACATCTACCCTGTTGCGAGCCTGCAACGAGAGTTCAACTTCACGCTGAACGAGAACTCAACTCCGGAGGAAATGAACGCCGTTCTCACCGCTGCAACGGACGTAGAAATTCTTACGGCCGCAGGAGGCTGGTGTGCCCCTTCGGAAATCTCATACGATTTTTTCAATATCGTATGTGAAGACGGTATGATTGACCTGCCTACGGTTGGCCTCAACCGGGGCGGCGTGCAGTACCCGACTTCCCCGAGCTTCGGTGATCTCGTGTCGGTTCCAGATATCGTCTGGGAGTGGACGGAGCAGGACGACATAGATGCGGCCGATTCGGACTCGGTATTCAAGCCGTGTGTGCGTCTTGAGTGCCCCGAGTTTGTAGATCGTCGCGCCGACTGTCACGGATTCTGCGTTACCGCCGGTAACCTAGTGGACTACGCTTATCCGGAGCTAGTAGCCAATTGGCTACGTCTAGTGTTCGCTATTCGTGCCAAAGCCACGAATGCCGGAATCATCGATGTACTGATCAATGGCGGAGGGTCAGGAGACCCGATCACGCCATCGATCGCAGTCGACCACACCGGACTGCTCGGAGCCACCACATCGGCACTGCTTCAGTCCATCGAACTGAGCATTGTCGACTACCGAGAAAAGTTCTCGATGTGTTCCGACGCCATCATGGAGGTTGTACTTCCACGCTGGGCAAACGCGGTTGTACGTGCGGACCTGGCAAACCGCGAAGGCATCGACGTATTCGGCGTTACCAACGGCATGATTGCCGATTGGTTCAACCTGCGCGGCGCTCGCGTGCAGTTCGTCGGAGACTGGCAGGTTCGCGAGACAGGAGCAGCCGGAACCGCGACGCCAGGTGGCGCGACGCCGCTGACCACGTGGCCCAACACGATGGATTACCTCGTGTTCGCGCCGGGGACGTTTGTTCGCGGCAACGGCATGTCGCTCGACCTTGGCGTCACTCGCGACTCGGTGCTCAACTCCACGAACGACCACACGGCCGCATGGGCAGAAGACTGCTTTGCAATTCTCAAGCCGGGGCATGAGTCCCGCGTGGTGTCCGTGGCTCTGTGCCCATCGGGAGAGATCGGACAGCGTTCGTTTACCTGCGCTGAGGCGTAAGGCGTTGGCGGACATGGAAGCAATCGGAGGGGGTGAACGGCAGTGGCACGAGGAAGACTTCTGATCGACAGCGGGACGCTACCGTTCACCGCTCCGCAGTACGGTCTGCTGTCCGTAGCGACGCCGCTGGAACTTCCCGCAGGTGCGCACTGGCGGATGGGGATCACGTGGGAACCGCTATGTCCTGAATCATCGGGCACCTACGACCCGTGCACAGCGATTGTTGAAAACGCAGGGGTAATCGAAACGGCACCACCGCCACCACCGAAGAGCGCAACGACCGAGTGGACTGTTCGTGGTGCTACAGCGTTCACTGCCTATTCGCGTATCGACTGCTCACCGGTGGGCCAGTGGGATCAACTGTCGAGCACGAATCAGCAAGCGTTGCTTCGGTCCGAATCTCGTTTCGTGGAAACAGCGTTTTGGTCCGGACTAGTGGACGGCGAAGGGGTCGTTTTTCCGCATCTTGCCGCTGGTACGGCGGTTGAAGACGGCAATACACTGCTTCAGCCTGAAGCGACGATCATCACGGAGACACCGCAGAATATCGCTGTCGGCGTCGGGATGCTCGAAGACGCCATGCGAGACTGCTACCCAGGAGTAGCAACGATCCACTTGCCGATTCGATTGGCAGCACTAGCAGCAGCCGAAGGAATCGTGACTACTCGATCCGGTCTCATGCATACCGAGTCGATCGGATCAAAAGTCGTCGTAGGAGACTACCCGGGGACTGCGCCGGACGGGTCGGAGCCTGACCCTGGTGTGACTTGGGTGTACGCCACCGGAGAAGTCTTCTTCATCCGGGATCGAGAGCCGCGCATCATCGATGGCGTGGAGGCATTCGATCGCAACGTGAACACGGTTGAGGTACTGGCCGAACGCACTTACGTCATCGGTTGGGATTGCTGCCTGTTCGCGATCCCGATTTCGAACGGAGAACAACTCTAATGCCAGTATGTGCAGCGCCTATCAAGGCGGAGGTGGCTCGGTTCACGCTACTCGATTCGTGTGGCGCACCGATCTACGGAGACGGGTCGGCACAGGTAACTACCGATTCGTTCACAGAAATTCAGAACTCGCCAAACTACGAAGCCGGGAACCGTTTCTTGCAGCGCAAGGCGAACGGTGATCCATGCGTCAACGAACAGGACGCCGGATTTCTGAACTGGATTGAACAGACGGTCAATCTCTGCACGCTCGACGTTGACTTGATTGCGATGGTCACCGGAGAAGACCCGATCTCGTCTGCGTCTGATTTCATCGGTGTGCAGTTTGGTGAAGGTCTGCTCAACGCTAGATTTTCGAAGGAAGTCTGGCAACCTGTGTCGGGGCAGGGTGCTTGCGATCCGGAGGGTAATCAACAGTGGATTTATTGGGCGTTCCCGCACGAATACGACGCTCAGATTCAACAGTTCACGTTTGCAAACGACGTCTTCACGTTCTCCTACATGTCGAAGACTCGGCAGGCAAATCCCGCTTGGGACATCGGCAATCCTTGGCTTGCTGATACTCCTGTTTCGGCATGGGGCCCTGGCAAACACTACGCCTTCGCGATTACGACAACGCCGCCGCCCGAGGCAGGGTGTGGTGCCGTAGAGATCGGAAGCTAGTGCGGTATCATAAATACAACTGACCCATTGGAAGCGCCCGTGACAACCGGTCACGGGTGCTTTCGTCAATGTAGATGAGGCAGCGTGAGTAGACC